ACTAATGTTTGATTCGGTCGTAGTGGCCTTAGTACTCTGTGTATCTGTTAGTACTAGACTGTTTTAGAGTTGTCGCTTAATCCTGTGACGAGATAGATTGAAGCGACATGTGATAATGATTCAATGTTGGCACTAATTGGTGTCACTGATAGTTTATCCTCGGTGGGACTCAGCAATTATAAGATTGCTGAGATTTTAGCAGTTCCTTCGCGCGTAAAAGTGTTTAGTTTATAGTCATCTTATCGTTATTATTTAACTGACAAGTAGCCTACACGTTATTACTTTGTCCGACTATCTAATAGTTAGATAGTTTAACTCTGGTTCTGCCTAGGACGGTTTCCCTTATATTACCGCCCATGCGTCAGAATCACCTGACGACTGGCTAGTTCACTCCAGCCTAGTTTGTGTTTTGCTGCTATTGTCTAGCATCTTTATATGTCAACTACCCAAGTCTAGGGTTTCTGTAAGCTCGCCCTTAGACACTGAATGGACTGATGACTACGATGTTCACGTTTACATCAGTGCTCATGTCGTTCTTTGATACTACTCTAAATCCAGAAGTCTGAGTTATGAAAGCAGAGTATGGTCTGAACATGGCTTCAGAGTACTCATTCCATGTTTTAAGCGTGCTAGCTAACTTGTGACGTTTCACCATAGACACACTGCCATCAACTTTAGCTACCCATGGTTTTGTTTTTGAGTCGTCTATTATGATCTCCAGATAGTCATCAATCTGGTCTTTGAAACCATGTAATGAGAAGAGGTTGCGTAAATCACCTCCATTTAGATAACTCTGAAAGTCTGCGGATACGTTGCACGAGTGACAGCCGTGTAGTGGCAAGATCCCGTTAGATGGCACTCCTAGAAGATACGCTAGCTCTGAATCTTAAAACCTGTTCAGAAAAGCCAGACTGTGTTCTACCGGCTTCCCCTGAGGTAATATGCGGCCTGTAATATCGTCCGTAGTCTCTATGCCAGTTACTGTCGCTGGTGAGGTTTAAAAAGAGCGCAACAAGAATTCAGTAATAGTGTTTCCGTTTGACTAATAGAATGATTGCATCATAGACTGAGTCAACTTGTAGATCTCAGGTCTGTTAAAGTACTGAGTGTAGAATACTCCTACAGGGTATGCCTAACCTGTTGGGTATGTTACTATGTTCTGTTAGTTGTATATGCCCGTGGATACCCACTCTCGTATGTCTTAAATTGGCTCATTAGTAAAGAAGACACAGCAGGGCCCGGTCATAGAAAGTATCGTCTGCAGCTAAAGTTGTAGTGCTAAGTCACACGTTGTTATTGCTAGTGCTGCATTTTGATCCATGCAGAACATGACTCTATTGTTTACTGTAATGTGGTCTATCAAGAAAATGCCACGTAGTGCACTGACTGGTACGAATCGAGCTTTTTCGTATAATACCACTCTCGGCGTAGCAGCTGTGGACTCGAATCAAGCTGGCCACACCCGCCTGAATGTACCGTAACATCAGTCCTTCATTATTACAGTATAGTGATCGCAAGAAGGCTTCGTACGTGACCATAGCTTTCTAGTTTCTCTAAAGGGACATACTGTTGTGCAATGCCACATTGTATTAATCATTTGTATCAGTTATTATTATTAATTTTGGAATAAAGTCCTGAACTTTCATGTTTTGGCGGATAATCATAACCGAGAGTAGCACTAGCCAATCCTCGACAGCTTACATTATCAGCTACTGTCTCGGTATGTAGAAGTAGAAGTTGTTGTATTCTATCCCTCGTCCATCAAAGTTGGCACGATCCTGCACTTCAAATAAACCTATGTGACTCGCAGCTATATGGACAGGCAGTGTAGCCACGCCATTTGAAAAGTGAGTGTCACCAGCATGTCCACATATTGCAGGCTTGTGGGCGGCCTGTAACCCAGCTCCTTTGAGTTATGAGTATAGACTTGAATCGTCTCCTATTAACTACTCACCTGCCCAGTTAACATTACCGTATATCGTGGCTCGCTGCTATAGAGCGAGTAGCTACCCGTAAAAATACACCAAGAGCTCTGGCTGTGATGGTCCTAGCTGTAGTTGTGCTGCAGTTATTCCATTTTGAATGACAAATTTCTTTGCAGAAAAGGCTTTCGCTATGAATTCATAGTTCGCCAGCGGTGCTAACACCTTTGGAGAATCACCGTACATATTCAAACCTATTGTATAGTTGTTTGCGTTGAAACCAAAGTCCGTTCTTATGATTTTCCCTTACTATTGAATCCCTAATCCAGAGGATGTATAATTCACCTTTGTTTCCAACCTGACGACTGCGTCAGTATGATGAGCGGTAGCGTACTCTATCGGAGCATTAGCCGCCAGATCTTATTGTTTACGAATGGGGCGAGGGTATTGTATGCTACATGCATGTGCATATACTTCTTGGAACGTCGACTAGTCAACGTGCTCATTCAGTTGCTGCACTACCTGTTTTTGAGTGACAGGTGGTATAACCTGTTGTGCTTACTGTGACTGCACTTCATCTTGTATTGGGGGCTTGTGCCCCGGCATTTATGTTTCGTTC